CTACTTACCTTCAGAGGAAACCATGTCTTCCATGAAGACTGGGACTGTGACTATCGACCAGCAGCACAGAAACCGATTAATGGAGTACATCCTTTGATCACCAACGCACAGAAGTACAACAGCCGGGCTTACGCAACGCTGAAACCATCAGTGCACGGACAACTCGTTGAGTACTATGTTTCTCGCTACCCGCGAATCAGAGACAAAGGACTACTCACCTGGGATCAGTGCATCAACGGCAATGATGTGACGCAACCGCTCTGTTTTGATACAGGGTCTGGCTATTGGAGCCTCTTTGGCTTCAAGAATGGAAAGAAAGACTTCTTTGAAGAGCTCCCACAAGAGTTCGATAGTGCGGGTCAACCATGTCCAATACAGAGAAAATTCAGTGCGAAAGCCAAACAGCACGTCGTACCCATCTGGAATACCACTTTTGTCGGTAGACTAGAACAATGTGACAAAATGGCGCAAGAGCGTACAGCGTTCCGCCACTTCTGGATCTCGACCACAAAGGACGAACTACGTCCCGCCGCGAAAGTCGAAGCTGGGAAGACTAGAGTCTTTGAGCAACCCGGACTAGAGTACGTACTTTTAGTACGGAAATACTTCGGTAAGTTTCTCGAATTCTTCAAGAGTCATTCTGGATTCAAATACTATCACGGTATTGGTCAGGATAAGGAAGTTGTGTGGGGCTTGTACGCCACCGGCTTTAGTCATATGGGAACAGACGGTCATGCGTTTGATTACTCAAACTGGGATGGATCTGTAACTGCAGGAGCTTTTCAGTTCTTTCAGGATGTGACAGACACGTACTACAAAGGGTGTCCGGAAGAGTGGACCAACGCTCGCCATTCACTTCTGTCGGTACTTAGAGACGGAGACCATCTGATGGGCGACCTTCTCTTCCAAACCAACCAAGGTAATAAAAGTGGGAATCCGTTTACGGATGTGTTCAATTCAGTTTGCAACACGTATGTTATGTACTCCTGTTATTATTACTGCCAATCCATGGCGGGGAAGAACCCGGCCATAGACACCTTTGACAACTGTGTGCGTATGCTCACGTATGGTGACGATATTGCAATGTCAGTCCGTGGCGATGTACTAGAATGGTTTTCAGGACCAGTCATCGCTCAAGTTGCGGGTTGCCTTGGATATGCTATAACTGACGCTGGCAAGTCAGGAGTAGTTCCAAAGAGCATTCCAATCAACGGACCAGACTTTACCTTCTTGAAGAGTCCTTTCGTTTACGAAAGTCGTGCCGGAGTGGTTTTATCGCCTCTCCCCATGAAAGACATCCTGAAGGAACTTTCCTATGCTCCCAAAAGGGCAATAGGAGATGAAGTCGACATGCAGCAGAGAATCAAAGTAACAACTAGATTCGTAGCTCACCACGGTGAAGTAGCGCTTGAGACCTTTAAACGTCAATTGCGTGAAAAGGGAATACCCAATTCTTGGCTAACGCTGAGTTATGAGAATTTCCTTGTAGACATACAAGCAAAGCAGTCTGAGGCTGTTTGTGAGTCGGTTTAGAACCGTCAACTCCACTCTAAAACCACTGATACTTAACTGTGTAGGATTCGTTGTGACAATTTCGGCAGGTGTATCTTTAGGACCTGACATGAGTCTCGTCGTTTTAGAGCTAAGGAAACAAACTCTAAGTTTATGAGTGGATTATTGGCTTAATTGTCCGTATCAAACTCGTCAACTTAATCTGACAATTCGGATATAGTTCTCTTAATTGAGCGCTCCGTCTAATGTTAAAATCTTTGAGCTCATTCGTGACATATGACCTCCCGGACTCTACTTTTCAGTAGACAAATCCCGTGGGACAGAAAATCACTAATGAATTGAGATACCCGAACTCATTTTCTGATGTAGGATGCTTGAACTAGAAGGCAAGTAGACGCGAAACCAGAAACTCAGGGGCTAACGCGCTGGGCACCACCCTATCGTTAGTTGGAATAATCTATGGAACTCTCGCATGTTACCGCACCCGTCATAAATGCGCCTCTTTTCCATCCTTGGCTATCTAGGATAGTAGGATTGACTAGAGAACGTAGTCTCGATGGACCTAGGAACCTCTGTGAGTCTCTTATCTTTATTTCGTATAAATGTACTAACGTAGCATGTTATCTTCTCTTAATTGAGCGGCTTAACCTCTACTACATCTTAAATATGTACCGTTACATCTTAACGGAAC